TTGACTAATGAGTTATTTGTGTCTACAATAAATAAATTAGTATTATCGGCTGTATTTACTCTAAATGTTGCAGTAGTGTTAGTATTAGGATTTATTCTAGTTTGACTATTGCTTACGTTTAAACTAGATGATGTACCTTCTCCATCTTCTACATTACGAAGTGTGGTATCAATACCAGAATTACTGTTACTAACCTGAAGCAGGTCTTTATAAGTATCTGCAATTTTTTTACCAGTTAATGTCGTCATTAAATCAAATTCCAATACTTATCTGTGTCTTCCCAGTTTGTATTTGCCTTTTCCCAATCAAGATTTCTGTCTGTGTTAGACTCTGGCCTTGCATTCCTAATCCAAGGCTCTTCTCTTAATACAGGCGATTTATTTTGAGGATGACTTTTATAATCGTAAGTTCCTTCATAATCTTCAGGACAAACTAACAATCCACTTGTGTTTAATCTTAATAAAGAACGTCTGTATTCAAAACCACAAATTTGACACTCTTGTTTTACATCTCCTCCTCTAGCCATACTATACTCCCGGTGGATAAGGCGGCAACCAATCTGTTACAGTAACATCAGTAGAAGGCATTGGAGAACGAGGACGAGGGTCTTTTATAGTAATATCATCTGTTACGTCAGCAATTTTATTTTGTGGATGATTTTTTTTATCATACCTTCCATCAAAATCTAAAGAACAAACCATCATTCCATAGCTATTCTTTTTTAAATCTTTTAGTTTGTACCTGAACCCACAAACATCACAAATACCAAAAGCATATTTACCCGTAGCCATATTAGTATCCCGCTACTTTTGGCCTAAGAAAAATACTTACCCTTTCTCTATCTTCTTCCATTGCACGACCAAGACGTTCTTCGTATTCTTGTTTAACAAGTTGAATACGATTAATATCTACGCCGGGACGTTTCATAGACATATAATATGCTAAACCTGCAGTTAGGCAGGGCAAAAACCGACGAGAAATATCTGCATTTTGGAATGCAGATTTATCTACATCTTCCATATACCGAACAAGTTCAAGTTTAATTTGGTCTGTAGAATTTTCAGGAAGAGGCCAAAGAAAGATGGTAGGTTGTCCACGATTGTGTCGAACAGCATATTGTGTGGTCCGACCTGTTTGGCTCTTATTAGGTATTTTAAGATATTCCTGCATTGAAATACGGTCAATCTGAAGGTCCGTACTATCTCTGCTATGGACAGCTTCAAGAACATCAATAGTTGCAGAAGCAAGAGTAAAGGTGGTTACACTTGCAGATACTGTAACTGTTGAAGTGTCTGCAGTCCAAAGCATTACGCCCCTATTTTGCCAGTCTTGCAAAATAAGATTAATAGAACGTCTTGCAGATTTAGGTTCATGTCCGAGAGTTTCTTCGCCACCAATCATTTCGATAGCTTCTTGAATAACCTCGTCAATGTCCATGGAAAAATCAAAAGTACCTGAAGTAGACATTAATACAACCTATTACGGCCAGATTGTTTACGAATCTTGCCGCCCTTCTTTTTAGGAGCCACTGTACCTACACCCAACTCACTAGGTATCATTTGTACCTTCTGCAAAATTAATAAAATGAATGCGTCCGGTTTTATTTGTCTGAGATGTTGCTTCTTTTTTTGCATCATCTATAGAGTCATATGTTTTGGTTGACATTATGATTTACCTCTTCGACCCAAGTCTTTCTTTTTGCCTTTGTATTTTCCAGATGTTCTGGCTACTAATCCACGAGCTTTTAATCGGGCTAAATTGGTTGATCCAATTCTCATGCCAGATCGATGCCGTTTTAAAAGCTCTTGAATTTTTATCTGTGGTTTTTTTCTTTTCCGTCCGGGCTTTGTAATTTGTTGCCCAACAGATGAACGACTGATAGCCATTATTAAAGACAGTTGCCAATTTTACCGCCAGACTTACGACGAGCTAAACTTTTGTTTCGAGCCTTAATTGGCGTTAGTTTAGAAACTGCTTCAGCATTCATAGGATGCAAAGGATCACGCATGTGATGATAACCCTTTTTAAGTTTATATTCTTTAAATGCTTGTTTTTTTGACTTGGGTTTTTCCATACCTACTTCCTTTTTTAAAAAGCCACGCAATTAATAGACCTAAGCCTATAGTTTCATCCATTAGTATAGCCGTCCACCTTTACGTTTTGCAGCAACTTTCATCTTGCCACCGCCACGCATTTTCTTTGTGGCTACCTTGCCACCACGCATCTTAGCAGCCATTTTCATTTTGCCGCCGCCACGCATTTTTTTCGTAGATACCATACCGCCTCCACGCATTTTCTTTTTACGGTCGGCCATTCCAGTGGGAGTGCGGCGTTTTTTTGGTGGCCTTGCTTCAATTCTAATTGGCATTTCTAAGTCTCCTTCTATCAAGAACTAAGCTTTTGTACATATCTTCTGGAAAATGTTTATAGTATCCAGATTTTTCTAAACTAAGAGAAGCATCATCTAACAAAGAAAGTTTTTGTACAAAAACCATACAATATACAATTTCTTCTTTGCCGTCATCCTCCTCAATCAAAAATTCCAACCCTGCATCTTCTGCGTCAAACTCCGGGTGGAATATCATCAGGTGCATATCTACACCTGCAATCGACATAGCTTCATTTATACCATCACAGTATCCATCAAGATATGCAATATCATAAACTTCTTCGCTTGCCCAAACTACAATATCATATCCATGTAAATCAAACTCTTTAACTGTTTGTGCAAGACCTTCTAACCCTGTATTGATACTAAATGCTACTTTATCTTCTAACCATGCTTGTTTTGCATAAGGGCATGGAGGTAGTCCGTTTAGTTTGTCATGTGGTATTTCTAAAAAGTTAGCTGACCAATCACGAATGTCTTGTTCAATCTTGTGAATTTTTATCACGACTTACCATATTTTTTATGCTTTTGACTTTTTGGTGGAGATTTTTTAGAACCCCCTGAACCAGCCCATAGCTTTTTGTCAGCCCAGAACGCAGCAGACATTTTACCTTTTGCAATGTTTTTTGCATGACGAGCTTTGAATGAGCGACGAGCAGCAGAGGAGTAGTTGTGACCCATAGACGAATCGCCATAATGTATAAGTTTAATGCGATCACCCTCTTTAGCCAAGACCATGCCCTTTTTACCGGGGCGGTCAGACTTTCTCGGTTTATTAAATCCTGCAAATTTTTTACCACGATATTCTATTCCTCCTGAAGGCAACCGTTTTACTCCGGGATACTTACTCATTATTTTACCTTCCTATACTTTCTTACTTTTTTTGCGACAGTCTTAGGCTGCTTAACGAATTGTTTTCCCTGTTTTGATCCTTTTCTTTTTGCTCTCGAAGTGGCCGCATATTCCTTGGATGATAGCGCCTTAATAGCACGAGCCGGTAGATATCTTTCCCCCGTTGCTTTTGGACCCTGCGTTGAAGGCTTACCACTTTTGGTACGCCACTTTTGTTTTGTCCAAGCCTTTAAACTCCTTTGTGGTTTTTTTAAAGCCATACTTCAATCTCATCTTTTGTATTATACCAATAAATTTCTTCGTTTACAACAAACATAATGAAAGCAATAATTATTGCAGTATCAAAATAATTTAGTATTCCAAGACATGTAGCAACAATCAAAAATAAAAAGTTTAGCATTATAACCTCCCTTGTACATGAAGAGCTAATAATACTATACATGCTAAAATTGTCAAGCCTAAAATTAATAAAGATGCAATAAGAAAAACTTCAAAGTGATGTTTCAATTTTCTTTTGCGTTCTTGCTCTGCTTCTCTACGTGCTATTCGTGCCTTTGCCTGAAACCTTTGCCAATCATGCCACAATCCGGGACGCCCCGCATAAATCATAATTTGTTTTAGTTGCTCTTCTTGTTCACGTATTTGCTCAAGAGCCATAAACTCTTCTAAGTCAGAGCCACCACCTTTTTTATTAGCTTTTCTTTGTAAGTCTTCTTTGGCACCTACAAACTTAGCAATTGCACTGCCAGCTTTAGCTATATCGCCAGAGTGTTGTACGGCTTGCTTGATGATTTGAAAGGCACTGTTGGCTGCGGCGAGTTCTGCTAACATCAGTACACCTTCATATCCTTATCTACCAGTTTGGGTAAGCAATAAGCAGTTATCTTTCTACCCTGCTTGTGTAATTTTTGTGCATACCACACACATTCGTTCAAGTTACGAAAGTACATGTCTTTGCTGATTAGTCTTTCACTGTCGCCAACTCCAACATATACAAACAGGAGAAAAGCGTGAATCATAACTAATTGCGGTAGCCGCCCCCTGCCTTTTTATAAGCTGCCGCAACCATCTGAGCTTTTCTCGCACTCCACTGACCCGGAGCGCCGCCCTTTCCTCCAGCTTTAATTCTATTAAATATACGCTTTCTCATTCCGGGCTTAGTATAGTTGCCAGCTTCGTTAACTCTACTTTTGCTCTTTGGCGCACCACCCTTCGCAAGTTTAACCGCTCTAGCCTGTTTCGTTTTCGTCCTAGCTTGTGCAACTTTCTTTTTTGCGGGGGTTTTTTTAGAGACACGTGACATCTCCTATCTCCTATCTTGATGGATCATAAAATTCTTCTACAGATATTGTAGACGTAATACTGCTTGCATGACTGGCTGAAATAATTATTTTATCCTCTGCTGCCAGAAACAACGGCACGGTTGTCGTAAATATGTTTGTTGATGTGATTGTCGCTAGTGAGTGGCTAGTTATAATTGTTTCTGTTGCTGGAGTGGGAGACTTCTGGAATATTTTAATTGTAAAGGTTCTTGCGCTGGCATTTGCATTTGTCAGCATCAAGTTCTTTACAACTGTCGTGTGGTTTGCAGGGACTACATAGCAATCTGTGTCACCAGTTCCTACCGCTGTGATAACT